CTATTGTTCTTCCAAGTGCAAAGGTTGTATCAGAACCATCACCATTAAATCTTACAACTGCAGGTGGAGCTTGGAAGTTAGCAGGTACAATATTTCCTGTATAAGCCATTAAGAAATCTCCAAGTAACTCGTCACCACATCTACTGAACTTGCTGCACTTGATGTAATCATTACATGGTCTGCATTATTTAAAACTAATTTTTGGTCTCCACCTACAACAACTAAACTAGAACCTACAGGTATGGGTGCATCCTTAACTAATCTTGCAACACCATTTCCTGCTGCACCTATACTTACATGGGCAGATACAGTTATTTGTGAAGTAGATATATTTGCTAAACTTAATCCTATTACAGTAGTTTCTGTACTATCTGCAGGACAAGTATAAGCACTTGTAGGTGATGTACCTACTCCTGCTACGACTGATACTTTAAAATTATTTGCCATAATGTTTCCTTATTATTACTATATTATACTTTATAAACTAACCTAATGCAATAGCAAATGGTATAGGGTCTCCTATTCCACCTACTACAGTATTAATACTTGTAATAGCTGCAGTACGAGTTGCAATACTAGTTGCCATAGTTGCAGATAAATTTGTAACAACTGTATTTATAGATGTTATTGCTGCTGTTCTTGTAGCTATTGACGTTGCCATTGTAGCAGATAAGTTAGTAACAACTGTGTTAATACTTGTAATAGCTGCAGTACGAGTTGCAATACTAGTTGCCATAGTAGAGCTTAAATTACCTACCACAGTATTTATGCTTGTAACTGCATCTAAATTAGTTTTTGTTAATGCACTTACATTAGCTATTGATGTAGCCATAGTTGCACTAAGATTAGTTACTACAGTATTAATTGAAGTAACTGCATCTAAGTTAGTTTTTGTTAATGCACTTACACCTGCAACAACTGTATTAATACTTGTAATTGCTGCAGTATTTGTAGCTATAGCAGTAGTTCTATTATTAATACTAGTAGCCATTGTTGCACTAAGATTATCTACTACAGTATTTATAGATGTAATAGCTGCAGTTCTATTAGCAATAGATGTTGCCATTGTGGCACTAAGATTCGTAACAACTGTATTAATAGATGTTACTGCATCTAAATTAGTTTTAGTTAAGGCACTTACACCTGCTACTACAGTATTAATACTTGTAATTGCATCTAAGTTAGTCTTAGATAAAGCACTAACTGCAACTGCTAAACTATTAACAGAAGTTACTACAGTGTTAATAGATGTCACTGCATCTAAGTTAGTTTTAGTTAAGGCACTAACTGCTGCTATTTGTGTTTCAGTTCCTACAGTTACACCTGCTTTAAATAATCTTGTTGCATTTACACTAACTCCAAAAAAGTTAGTTGCATTTAAATTATTTACAGAAGTATCACTAAATGCTAAACTACCTGCAGTTAAATTAGTAATACTTGCATTAGTTGCTCTTAATACACTTGTATCTACATTAGTTGCAGTTACAGTTTCTGCAGTTATTTTAGTTCCTACTGTAAGATTATTTAAAGTTACATCAGTAGCACTTACTGCCTTCATATTAGTAGTGCCTACAATAACTACATCACCACCTATAGACACATCATTTTCTACTATAAGAGAAGAACCATTAAATGTTCCACCTACAAAAGCATTAGCAGAAACTGTAGTTGCAACACTTACACTTATTACCCTACCAAAAGTATCAATATTAAATCTACCTAAAGGTCCATAAGTAGCAGAAGTTATACCTGTAGTTGCAAGTGTTATTGTAGGATTACCTGCAACACCATTTGCATTACTTATTGATATAGGACTACTTCCTGTAAGAGTTCTACCTGTAATAGTTCCTGAATCACCTACTATAATTCCTGTAAGACCTGATAAATCTGCAATGTTATTTAATGCAGTTACGTTTGCAGTTAAGGCTACACCACCTATTTGAAATGTTCCATTTACATTTACTTTATCTGTAGCTAGTTGTAATGGTGTTGAATTACCTGCTCCTGTTTCTACTGCAATTAATGTAGAAGATAAATCACTATTACTAGTATTTACCTGAAGTAAATTTTTATAACTGTTTGCAATTTTTTGTCCTGTAAATGTACTCATACCATATTCCAATTATTGTCTTTGTTTTCCCAATTTTCTTCTAGTGACTCCCAATTAGCTTGTATATCTGTTCTAGGGTCAGGTCTTGCATTTTGAATAAATATTTCTTTTCTAGTATTAGGTGCTTTATTTTGAGGATGATTTTTTAAATCATATGCACCATCATAATCTGTAGGGCATACCATTGCACCATAGCTAGTTTTTTTTAACTGATTTAATCTATATCTAAAACCACAAATATCACATAGACCAAATACATTTCTACTTTTTGCCATTATATACTAATCTTTGGTTTAATTAATAAACTTACTCTTTCTCTATCCTCAGTTAAAGCTCTTGCAAGTCTTTCTTCATATTCTGTTTTAATCATTGCAATTCTATTCATATCAACATTAGGTCTTTTCATTGACATATAGTATGCAACTCCTGCAGTTAAGCAAGGTAAAAATCTTCTTGAAATATCAGGTGTTTGTACTGCAGACTTATCAACATCTTGCATATATCTAATTAATTCTACTTTAATTTTATCTGTAGAATTTTCAGGTAAGGGCCATACATATATTTCAGGATTATCTCTTTCATGTCTTACTGCATATTGAGTAGATTTACCTGCTTGTTTTTTATTAGGTATCTTTAAATACTCTTGCATAGATATACGTTCTAATTGTATATCATTATCATCTCTACTAATAACTGCTTCTAATACATCTATACTTGAAGATGCTAAAGCATATGTAGTTACACTTGCAGAAACAGTAATTGTAGAAGTCTCTGCAGTCCATAACATTATATCTCTATTTTGCCAATCAGATAGTAA